TCGCAGAATGTACGGAATAACTTGGCATTACCCTGGACATGGAGAGTCTCATCACGGATAGACCACTCGACGATAGTACCCATGCCCTTCATTTTGCCATGGCGCTGGAAGTTCAGCAGCATCACAAAGGAAGCAAAGACTGCCAGACCCTCATTGAACACAGACTGAGCAAGTGCCAGAGCAAGACCAGTGTGAGTGTTAATGTCACCCTGCTTCATGAAGTCAATCTTGTCCGCCATCTCCTTGTACTCTAGGAAGGCATGATACTCTTCATCAGGCAGACCCAGCGTATCGTTCAACAGAGCATAGGCACGTTGATGGACTGCTTCGCGCCCAGCAAACGAGGACAGCATGTTGCGAACTTCATTATTCTTAAATTTAGGAATCAGAAGTTCGTGGTAGTTCTCACCTACCTGTACATCAGACTGAGTGAACAGACGAAGAACCTGAGTGATAAACTCTTTCTCATCAGCAGTCAGTTTGGTTTTCCAATCCTGAACATCTTCAGAGAGTTCTGCCTCATCCTCAATCCAATGAATCTCTTCATGTTTCTTAGACAGTTCTACTGCCCAAGGATACTTAAAAGGTTTGTATGTTGTGCTAAATTCTAGAAGTGACATTTATCCCTCGCATGCCTTACATTCGTTATCTTCGGATTGCTCCACCGAGGTATTATCTAGGTGCGCCATTAGTTCTTCATAACCACCAATATAGTTCCCCCCAAGGTAGATCTGGGGAACCGTCCTTACCTTTCTGCCCGTGACTTCTGCTGCAGTCTTACCAATCTCTTCAAGATCAACCTTATCAAACGGAATACCACGTAGTTTCAGTTCCTCCATTGCCAGAGCACAGAATGGACAGTTCTTCTTACTATAGACTATGTTACGGGTATCATCTTGCAATGCAACGCGCTCTACCTTCTCGGAGACGTTCTCTGCACGAGATTTCGCTTCGGTACGTAGATAATATAGACCCTTGAGTCCTTCCTTCCATGCTTTGATGTGCACCTTGTTCACATAGGACTTAGGTGCCCCAGCAGGGAAGAACAAATTAACAGACTGACCCTGACAGATATACTGCTGGCGGTCTGCCGCATGCTGTACAACCCAGTTCTGATCTAGTTCCTGGGCAGTTCGGAATACTGCTTTCTCGCCTTCGGAGAGGAAGGGAAGGTGTTGGACGCTACCCTTGTTGGTAATGATAGAGGTCCAAGTCGAGTCATTATTCATTTCCCGATCGGTAAGTATTTGTTCCAAATAGCGGTTTTTAACCAAAAAACTTCCCGCTCGGGTTCGGTGCGTATACGCATTTGCCTTCAGAGGTTCAATCGAAGGCGAGGTGGACAGGATAACACCACTGGACGCATTCGGGGCGATAGCGAGCAGATGGGCATGGCGTCTTCCCGTACCAACACCATCGGGATATTCTCCTCGTTCCTGAGCGAGAAGTTCTGTCTCTTTTCGTGCTTCCGCGGATATACGCCGAAAGACAACTGAATTGATCTCTCTTGCAGCTTCAGATTCCCAGGCGACTCCGTGTCGCTGGAGTAGAGAGTGAAATCCCATAGCGCCCAGTCCGATGGATCGTTCTCGTTCAGCACTATACTTAGCCCGTCGAATTGTATCTGGTGCGTTTTCGATAAAGTACTGCAGGACGTTGTCAAGCATGCGAATAAGATCACGCACAATATTCGTATCTTTCCACTCATCGTAATACTCTAGATTGAGGGAAGAGAGACAACATACTGCGGTCCTCTCTGCCGATGTTGGTAGGTGAATCTCATTGCAGAGATTAGACCCATTAATACGCAACCCAAGATCTTTCAGGTTCTGAGGCAGCGCAGCGTTTGCTGTATCAATGAAGTTAAGGTACGGTTCACCAGTACGGAAACGAATCTCAAGGATACGCTCCCAGAGTTTGCGAGCATTGATTGTTTCCTTTACTGCCCCGTCTTTTGGATCACGCAGGTCAAAGTCTTTGTTTTCCATCACTGCAGTCATAAACTCATCAGTGATATTGATAGCATTATGGAGATTCAATGCCTTGCGCTGCACATCACCAGTCGGAATACGAATGTTCAGAAACTCAACCACATCGGGATGAGAGATGTCCATGTATGCCGCATAGGATCCTTTACGAGTCTTACCCTGACGATAAGCAATCATATCAGCGTCTACAGTATGCAGGAACGGGATAGGACCAGGGGCAATATCAGAAACGGTCCGAACGTCGCTCCAGTGCCCGCCTACACCGCCTCCGTACACCGACAACCAACGAAGTTCGGAGGAGTGATCAATAAGACCCTCTAACGTATCGGGGACGTAAGTTAGAAAACAGGAGATCGGCATACCCTTATCTTTCTTGCTACCATTCGGAGCATTTGATAGAACAGGCGAAGCAAACATGAACCACTTCTTGCTGACATAATCATAAAGTCTCTGTGCAAGACTCTCGTCCATCTCTTCTTTATATTTTGACCACGCAGTTGCCGCACGCGCATAACCCTCTTGGGGGGATGTTTCGTATTCGTTGAGGTAAAAGTCTTTAAGCATTCCAACTGCATAGGTTTCAAGTAGTTCGTCTTTCGTTCTATCGATTTTTAATGCCATTTCATTTCCTCAGAGTGTAAGAGACCCTCTGATGATTACTCGCACCAGACGGAAAATTTACAGTGATTATACTACTATAACAGGGAGATTGTCAAGAAAATTTTGAACGTATATCCATAAATCGTTTTAGGACCTTTTCCATATCCTTACGCTTTTTCTTACGATCATATTTCTTACGAACAATGACGGTAGAAGAATCGTCGCCTGCGCCAGCGACTGCAGAGGTTCCTGTCATCTCTTCGTAGAACTTGTTAAAAGACTTCATCTCGTAATCTCTCCTGTAGAAATATATAGTCTTTGCTGAGACTTGAGATGTACTGCTTCGTAAATATTTACGCCAAAAATTTCGCCAACGGTAGAATTATTTTCAGGAAGAATTCTGATCTGGTCTCCCTTAAAAACAACTTCAGCATAGGAATTTGTCATCGAGTCGTTTAGCATTCTATAGACACCAGGAGACAATTTGTTTCCCTCGACGATAAACCATTGGGATTCTTCCGCCAGCATATCAAGGATGTCAATACCAGTCTCAGAATGAATCTTCTCGATGTTTTTATCAGAGAGTTGACCGCTCTCTTTAATCAGGTAGAGTGCAGCTGCGTAGGAGGCAATTCTGCTTGATCCTCCAGGTGCTTTTGCCATGAGTCTTTTAACATTGAAAACAAGACGATGAAATGCTGTGTAATAATCTTTAAGTGCCTCTCTGTTTTCCAAAGAGTTAACACTAAAGTCTTTTCTTTTCTTACCATTCTCGTCAATGATGCCTGCTTTGAATGCATCAGTTTCCTCGAATGGTGTAGTCAACAGTTTGAGAAACCTAATGGTGTAGACTAAGTCTGCTGCGCTTTTTAGAATTCCCATTAAATTTTCCTCAATGTTTCAACTACTTTGTTATCCATCTCAATGTTTGGATATTCTTCCGGACCAATTGCCTTAATAAAAATCAAAAATGGTTTTAGGATTTTCCAATCTTCTTTTTTGATTTTTAGTTCAAGGATATTTAACCCTGCCTCAAATCCAAAGGCATTAAAAACGACAATCAAATGATTTAAGATAAGTCTTTCAGAGATTATACCAGTTTCTATATAACGATTCAACAACCTTTTAATATATTTAAATCGTTTTAGATCTTCAAAAAATTCGTCACTGTCAATACACTTTGGGTTATAATAATGTTTCGCTGCATATACTATTAAGTTTTTTTCAGTCAAAATCATAATATAACCCAAAGTTCCTAGGACGCTGCAAGGTTGAGTAAATCTTCCTCTTGCGTTGTATTGTCTCTGTAATTTTGAATATCTATATCAGATATTCTTCTTGTCTCTACGATTTCACCCGTATAGGGATCAACCCATCCTCTTCTCGTTGGTACTGCGTGGGAACACCACTCAGGGGGATCCAACAACCACATAATTTATTCTCCTTGGTCTTTTGCTTCTTCAACTTCGTTAGCGATTTCCCCCCACGTCTTACCAGAAAGAATATCCATGATCTTCTGCTGATAAGTTCTCGTGTCTTCCTTTACTGCACCCTTGACAGGATTGACGATATTCTTGTCGCCTGCCTTGTTATCACCAGGACGTGCTGCAGCAGGTTTGGTTGCTCTGCCAGCGTCGGTTGCGGTCTGGTGAGTCTTTTCCTCGTCCTCAACATCAACCGAGTGCTGCTTCTTAAACTCTTTTGCCTTCGGAGAATCTTTGCTATCCATTTCTTCCGGAGGAGTGGCGCCTTTCTTCGGGTTTGCTGCTTCGGAGAGAGCAGACCAGAGTTCTTCGAATGCTTCACCAATCTTAGAGATCTCGGCAGTCTTACCATCTTTCTTATCTTTTTTATCATCTTTGCTCATCGCTTTGCCTACTGCCTTGCGGCGATTGTGAAGATACTCGTCAGACCCATCAACATCGCCATCATTGTCGATGTCTTTGTCGTCGCGATCGTCAAAGTCCTTCTTGAGAGCCTTCTTGTTGACAGGGTCCATCTTCTTATCTTCATCATCGGATTCTTTTTTCATACGATCCTTCCCACAAGATTTTTCGTCGAGAGATTCTAGATCCTGCTCAAAACTTTCGTCCATCTTATCTAGCAACCAATCACGGGGATCGGTGTCTAGACCACGAGCATACTTGACAGCACCTTTACGGTCGCCTTTCTTCAGCATCATTGCAACTTTCATCATATCTTTCTTGTCAATGCCACCATGCTTTTTAGCATATGCCTCAATCTCTTTCCAGAGTTCTTCATTGAGAGACTCTTCAACAGATTCTACGTAACGCAGAACCTCATACTTACCGCCGACTTTATCAGCTTTGTTGCCCATTGCTGCTTTCTTTTCAGCAGCTGCTTTAGAAAACGGACCAGAGGTTCTACCGGACTTATCGGGACCAGTGTACTTAACCATGTACTTATCAGAAGCTTCTTCAAGATCTGCAGATTCAAATGCTCGACTTCTGCCATATACTAATTTGTTGGCTAGTCTATCCACTTTCTTAACTCCCTTTTCACCCTGGCGCTTTTGAACGTGAGCGCGGGCTTTATCGGCTTTCTTACTATGATATTCTGCGTCGTCACCAGCCCACGGACCCCAATCATCTGCATATCTATTAGCCAGAGCTGTGCTTCTAGCAGCAGCCTTGCGAGCAA